CTCGTCATACTCAGAAACCGGCGTGCTCGGATAGAGGGAATGCAATGCAACAACTAGAGCGACGCGCCTGACATGGCGGATCAGATGGGCGACGAGGCTGAAGCGCAAGACCGCTCGCCCGTAGACCTAAGTGCGTTCGGCAAGGCCATCGCCAAGCTGCGCGACGAAGCCCAAAAGGCCCGCAAGGACTCCGGCATCGAGGATGTCTGGACGTACTGCGAGGAAGCGTATACCGGGATCGACGACGAGAACCGCGCCGAGTTCGCGGCTGCCAAGTGGGCCAAGCCGTACACCGGACAAGGCCCGCTCGTCAATCGCGGCAATTCGAGCGATGGTGTCAGGTCAACCGCTTTCGTCAGGCTGACAGCGCGCTACGTCGATGCCGGAGCGGCGAAGATCGGCGAGATTACGCTGCCCGTCGATGGCCCTCCAATGACGCTCGATCCGACGCCGGTTCCCGAGTTGATCGGCGGGTTGGAAGACGAGCGCGAAGTCCTCAACAACGGCCAGCCCGTCATGCGTGCCGCCGAGGAAAGCGATCCAGGCGTGCCGGGTGAGGATGGGCAGGAAGTCCGGCCCGAGAAGGTGCCGCTCAAGGTCAAAGACCTCGCCAGGCGGCAGATGGAGAAGGCGGAGGAAAAGGCCAAGGCAGCAACCGATCGCATCTACGACTGGCTCGCCGAGGGCAAGCACGTTGCACAGATGCGCAAGGTCGAGTTTGACATGGCCCGCCTTGGGGTTGGCGTGTTGAAAGGCCCGGTGCCGTTCAATCGCAAGGCAAAGTCGGTGACGAGCACAGACAACGGCGTCGAGATGAGCATCGTCACGAAGCTCGTCCCGCGTACCGTGTGGGTCGACCCGTGGAATTTCTTCCCGGCCCCTGATTGTGGAGAGAACATCCACGATGGCGGGGGCGTGTTCGAGCGCGACTTTCTCTCACCGAAGGCGCTCGAAGCCCTGAAGGATCAACCCGGCTACATCCCCGAGGCGATAGACAAGGTACTGATGGAAGGCCCGGAGAAGATCAATCTCGAGGGCGTCAACCCCGGCGAGAAGAACGAGAGCAAGCGGTTTACCGTCTGGTACGGCTACTGTGAAATCGGGGCCAAAGAACTGCTCGCAGCGAATCCCGAGGGCGGTGACGACGAGTTTGAAGAAGGCGAGAAGGTTCACGCGATCGTCACGCTGGTAAACGATACCGTCATCAAGGCAGTCGCAAACCCGCTCGACTCGGGCGCGTTCCCGTATCACGCGGCGCCGTGGAGACGCCGGGCGGGGCATTGGGCGGGGATCGGGGTTGCAGAGCAATGCAAGCTCCCGCAGCGAGGCATCAACGCGGCGACTAGAGCCCTGTTCAACAACGCCGGCAAGTCGGCTGGCACGCAACTCGTCATCAACCGCAGCCGGATCGAGCCCGCAGATACGCGATGGGCGTTCACGCCGGACAAAGTTTGGTGGGACAACGACCCGACAGGCACAGGCGACGTGAGAACCGCGTTCTATGCGTTCACCCCGCAGAACGCGACGAATCAGTTGATGTCGATCATCGAATACAACTTCCGGCTGGCCGAGGAAAGCACCAGCATTCCGCTCATCACCCAGGGCTTCAGCGGGGACACGACACCGGATACGTTCGGCGCGACGCAGATTCAGGACAACAACGCCAATCAACTTCTGCGCGACGTTGGCTACTCGGTCGCGGACAACATCACGAACCCGCTCGGCGATCAACTCTACGAGTGGTTGCTTCTTGACCCTGATGTTCCGAACGAAGAAAAGGGCGACTATCAGGTCAACATCAACGCAGCAACTGTGATGATCGAACGAGCAGTCCACGACCAGACGATCATGCAGATGGGGCCGCTCGTCGGGAACCCCGCCTTCGGACTCAACCCCAAGTTGTGGGCGGCGCAGATGCTGCGCTCCAAGCGGCTCAACCCGGCAGACTTCCAGTACACCGAAGCCGAACTTGCCGAGCAGGCGAAGAACCAGGCGCCGCCGCCGCAGATCGCTGTTGCTCAGATCAGGGCGCAGAGCGCGGAGAAGATCGCCGAAGGCCACGACGCAGCATCGGTGCAGAAGATGCAAGTCGATACCGATCGCGACCGTGCCTATGTGGACAGCCAGGCGCGCCGCGATGAGGCATTGGCCAACCTGAAGCTCGAAGAACTGCGGCTAAAGGTGCAGCTCGCGCAACTCGACTACGCAAACCGCGAGAAGATAAGTTTGCAAGACGCCAAGGTGAAACTCGCCGACACGGCGATGAAGCTCAAGACGACGAAGGAACTCGCCTACGCCGACATGGCCGCATCAGACGGCAAGAACGTAGTCGAGAAGCCGATGCCAACGCCAGCCGTGGAGCCGCCTGGGCAGGCTGAGCCGGGACAGTCCTACGCGCAATGAAGCTCGACCTTGCCGACCGCACGAACCCGCTCCTTGCCAAGCTGCTCATCGGGTGGCGCGAAGACCTCGCGACGCTCAGGCTGCGCAATGACGGCCCGCTCGATCACGACGAAACGCTGACCCTTCGGGGCCGGATCGCACAACTCAAGGCACTGATCGCGCTCGCAGACGAGCCGATCGTGTTTCAGGACGACTAGACAACCCGCCGACAACCGGTCCCGCCGCTGTGCGGGCTTTTTGTTGGCCGAATGACTTTGCGGCCCGCTCAGGCGCACCGCGAGAAAGAACCACCTACATCTGATGCCGGTGGATGCCGGCCTGCTTCGTGCGGGCCTTTTCGTGTGAGGAAGTTGGAGACATGAACGAAGACCAGAGCGACAGCCAGACTGAAGTTGACGAAGACGCGGCATTCGCGGCCGGACTGCAAGACCTACCCACGGAAACGCCGGTAGCTGCAAAAGAGCCCGAAGAACCCGCCGCACAAGTCGAGCCTGTTGAACAAGCGCCGAAGTACGCGCAGATCACCGAAGAACAGTGGCAGGAAATCCAGTCACGCGCCGCCCGAGCCGATGAGCTTAAGGCCACGCTTGAGAAGGTATCCGGCACCGCGTTCGGAAAGATCGGCGGCATCGAGCGCACGCTTCAACAGCTTCAGTCGTCGGGCGTCGGTCAAGTGTCCGCAGAGGACTTCACCAAGCTCAGTGCGGAGTTCCCCGACCTTGCAGAGATGCTTGTCGAAGGGCTCAACGCGGCGCTGAAGAAGGCCCCGAGGGCGCAGCAGGTCGATCTGGCAGAGGTGGAGGGCAAGTTCAACGCCGCGCTGGCCGAGAGGCTGGACAAGCAAGAGCTTGCCTTGGAAACCCGCTTGCTCACGAGCCGGCATAAGGACTGGCGCGAGGTGGTGGCAACCCCCGAGTTCCAGGCATGGCAACTGACGAAGCCGATCACGTTCCAGCAGCAACTTGCCGGGCGAGACAGTGACTTCATCGCCGACGCGCTCACCGAGTTCAAGACGGCCCGCAAGGCCGCCGACGCCAACACACGACGAGGCCGCATCGAAGCGGCCGTTACTCCACGCGGGACTGGCGGAAACGCCACGCACGACACCGAAGATCCATTCATGGCTGGCCTAAGAACCGGCTGACAAAGGAAACATCATGGGAATGCAGAACTACGCACTCCAACCCGGCCGGCTTGAAAAGTTCAGCGGCCAGATTCTCAAGCACGCGATGGTCACGGAATGCCTCACCCGAGGCGGCCGTCAAGTTGCAATGCCGAAGAATTCGAGCAAGACATATGTTGGTCGCCGCTTTGTCCCCTACGGCGGCACGACCTCGCAGCCGAACCGCTTCTTCCAAGACGGCAACGGCGATCGCGGCGCGGCGATGGTTGCGGCGCACGTTACCGCTGATGGCGTGACGGCAACGCCCGACTCGATCACGCCGCAAGACGTGACGGTGGTCATGCAGCAGTACTCCTGCCTGTATGGATTCACCGATCAGGTCTACGACTTGTACGAGGACGACATTCCGAAGGCGATGGTCGAGCAGACCGGTCAGCGCGTGACGTTGGTCAATGAAATGATCAACTACGGCGCGCTCAAGGCGAGCACCAACCAGTTTTTCGGTGGCACTGGCACTTCGATCGCAACCGTTGACGGCGGGCTCACGCTCGGCTTTCTGCGCAAGATCGCCAAGTCGCTGCAAATGAACCACGGCGCACCAGTGACGAAGGTTCTCGACGCATCCGGCCTTTACAACACCGAGGCGGTCGCCGAGGGGTATCTGGTCTACATCAGCGTCGAGGCCGAACCGGACGTGCGTGACCTCACGAACTTCATCCCGGCCGAGAAGTACGCTTCGGGCAAGCCGATGCCGAACGAGATCGGCAAGTGCGAGCGCTTCCGCTTCATCACGACGCCGGAATTTCCGTCGCTGCAAAACGCGGGCGCTGCGGTCGGCGCAACTGGCCTGTACTCGACAACCGGCACAAACATCGACGTGTATCAGTTCATCGTCGTTGCCGCCGATGCGTGGAGTCAGGTGTCGGTGCGCGGGAAGAACTCGATCGACTCGACGTTCATCCCTCCCGGCGTGAAGTCCAAGAGCGACCCGCACGGCCAGCGCGGTTACGCCGGTGCCATTTGGTACAAGGCGGCGATGGTCGAGAACAACGGATGGCTCGCGGTTGGTAATGTTGGCCTGAAAACCCTCGTGTGATAGGTAGCGGCCGGTAACTCGGCCGCGCCAAACGACACCTCACACGAAAGGACAACCATGCAAGACAACATCACCCGGATCGTCGGCTCAATGCCGGCCGGTTCCCCGAGACGTGATCTTGAGCGAATCCTATCGGCGATGGCCGATCGGTTCTCCGCTCAGGCCACGTCAACGGCTGGCTTGGTGGAGGGGACCGCTCCGACAACCACGGCCAAGATTGGCGCAGCGGCGTTTGCCGGTGTCGTCAATGGCGTGCCTGTGGCTATCGCGGCAGGAACCCACATGCCGGCCCTGACCGGTACGACGCACACGGCAGCGTACTTCAACGTCTATTGCTTCTTCATCGACTCCGCTTCGACGGTGACGGCGGCGCAAGGGAAGGAAGGGGCAACGCTCGCAGCCGTGAAGTGGCCCGCATTTCCGAAGAACAAGGCGCTCGTCGGCTACATCGTCGTCACCTACGCCTCTCCGTTCGTTCCCGGAACCACGGCCTTGAGCACGGCTACAACGGTCTACGTCAGCCCGGTGGGGGCATTCGACCCCACTTTGTTGACCGGCTGAATCTCACTCGACACAAGGAAACACCATCATGACAACTTTCGTTGTAAACGCCGCAGGCCAAACGCTTGCCGGCAATACCTCTGCGGCCGACGCGCCAATGTCGGCCTACGGCAAGATCACGCTGGACGGAACCAGCATCACGGCAACCTCGTATCTGGCGATCGATGTTGGGTTTACCCCCAAGTACTTCCGCCTTGAAAACGCCACCGACCGTATCTCGGTCGAGTGGTTCGAGGGCATGGCCGAGGACACTTGCATCAAGACCGCCGCTGCGGGCACGCGCACGCTGGAAACCACGAACAAGGGCGTGAGCCTGGCCTCCAAGTCCAGCACGACCGCTGCATCCACCGACGCGGCGGCGCGCACGGTGCTGGTTTCGCAAAACGCGACGCTGGCCGTGGTGGCGGCGAGCAAAGTCCTTTATTGGGTCGCTCGCTCCTGACCCACCGGGGCCGCCTTCGGGTGGCCCCTTTTTCTGCATAGGAGATCCAACATGGCAAGACGCGAAGTTCACACCGACGACATGAGCACGCGAGACATTGGCGACGTGAACCTGCCCATGCAGGGCGTCATCACGCGCGAGGCGGAAACGATCGTTGTCCCTGAAGCCGACACGCGCAGCGATCAGTTGAAGGAACTAGCCTTCAATGAAGAAGTGCTGACGATCCGGCTTGAGCGTTCATCCGAGCGCAATGCGCCGAAGTTTCACGACTTCTACGTTAACGGCGTGGCTGAGTGGATTCCTGTCGGAGAGCCCTACAAAGTCAAGCGCAAGTTCGTCGCCGTGATCGCTCGCTCGCAACCGTATGACGTGCAGACGGAAGTGATCGAGGAACCGGGCCGCGACCCGTTCAACAAGATCATCCGCAACGCGCGCAGCAAGTATCCGTTCAGCGTGATCCACGACCCGAACCCCAAGGGTTACGAATGGCTCACCAAGATCATGCAGTCGGCCTGACGTGGCATCGTTCCTTTCACTCGTCAACCGCACCCGCAGGGAATGCGGAATCAGTAGCTCCGATCTGCCCACGCTTCAAGGCGTGTTGTCGCTCGAAAACAGGCGCTTTGTCGATTGGGTGAAATGGGCATGGGTCGATCTGCAAATCGTGCGCCCGAATTGGCAGTGGATGCGCAAGACGACCGTTTTCCCCACGGCGCTAGGACAGGCTAACTACACCTTGGCGCAGGCCGGGGCAGCCGACCTTGGCGAGTGGATCACGGACACGTTTCGCTCGTACCTCACGACAACGGGCGCCGTAGGCGAGCAGACTATGGAGTGGTTCGACTATCCAAGATTCAGGGATATGTACCAGTTCAGTTCGATGCGGACGACGACCGGATTTCCGTTGTGGTTTACGACAAACCCGGATCACTCGCTTGCGATCTGGCCCCTGCCTGCGGATGCCTACACGATCGAGGGCCAGTATTACCGCGCCCCGGTTGAATTATCGGCAGACCTTGACGACCCGGTTACAGGTGGGCTCCCGGAGCGGTTCAACGCGATCATCGTATTCAAGGCGATGCAGTCATACGGTTTCTTCGCTGCCGCGCCAGAAGTAGAAATGCGCGGACAGACGCAAGAGCGAAAACTGATGCAGCAGCTTGAAACGTGGGGACTGTCAACGATGGAAATGGCGGGGCCGCTGGCGTGACGATGCCTCGTGTCACGGTGGACTACAAGCAAGTAGTCCTCGGTGGCGGTCTTGATCTGCTGTCAACGTCACAGATGGCGCGGCCTGGTTCGGCGCTCTACGCGCACAACTACGAGCCTGCATTCGGCGGCGGGTGGCAAAAACTCGGCGGTATCGAGAAGTTTTCAGGCCAACCGAGACCATCAGACGCCGACTACACGATCCTTTCCGCAGAAGCGGGGTTGTACGGCATCGCGCTTGGGGATGCTGTTACGGGCCGAAGCAGTGGCGCTACAGGGGTGGCTATCTACCTCACTGGCGTATCCGTTGTATTGACGAAGGTGGTCGGGGCGTTCACGGTCGGCGAGGAACTTCAAACCTTCGGCATGACGCGCGGCGTTTATTCAGGCGGCGGTAGCCCGACAACTGCGCAACTTGAAAATACCTTCTACGCCCTTGCTGCGGCTGAGTACGCGGCGGATATTTCAACCGTTCCGGGCAGTGGCCCGATTCGCGGCATTTCTGTTCTTGGCTCGACTGTCTATGCATGGCGAGACAGCGGGGCAGCGATGGTTCTCTACAAGTCAACCTCTACCGGATGGGTGGCGGTCAGCCTGCTGTATGAACTCAGCTTCACGGTGGGGAGCGGGACGGAACCAGCAGAGGGGTCAACAATCACGCAGGGCGGGGTAACGGCGACGCTCAAGCGGGTTGTCCTTGAGTCGGGGACATACGCGAGCAACACCGCAGCGGGGCGCTACATCATCACTGCGCCGGCCGGTGGATCGTTCGTCGCCGGGGCCTTGGCGGGGACGCTAGGAACCGTCCCCGCTGCCGGCGCTGGCGTCTATCACGGGACGCAGACAACGCTTCTGGCCGGTGGCCGGGTGCTTACTGACCGATTCAACTTCACGGCTTCGGCCGACACGAACCGCATCTATGGGTGCGATGGGGTGAACCGTGAATTCGAGTTTGATGGAACGGTCTATGTCCCCCTGACGAGCGGGCAGACAACCAAGGCAACCACGGTCAAGTGCCACGCGAACCATCTTTTTTTCGGGTTCCGTGGAAGCCTGCAACACAGTGGCATTCTGGCGCCGTACACCTTCACGGCAATCTCGGGCGGGGCCGAACTTGGGACCGGGGACGTGATTACAGGGCTGGCGACGCTGCCCGGAAGCGCAGAGCGCGCGGCAATGCTGGTGACGTGCCAGAACTCGGCGCGAGTGCTGTACGGCAACGCAGCGGCAGGTGACTACGCATGGACGTTCATTCCGGTCAGCAATGACGCGGGGGCAAATGCATTCTCGATAGAGGACTGCGGGATGCCCCTGTTTCACGACACGCCGGGATTCAGGGCGTTCAAGTCAACGCAGGACTTCGGCAACTTCACCTGGAATATCGAGAGCCGGTTTGTCGATCCGCTCGTCAAGGAAAAGACGCCTATCGCATCGTGCTTTAGCAAGTCGCTCACGCGCTATCGCTGCTTCTTTAGCGACGGTTCGGCAATAAGCGGCACGCCAAGCCCGAAGGGGTGGGAGTGGAGTCACATCAGCTACGGGCGAAACATCGTGATCGCCTACAGCGCGGAAGTCGCAGGAATCACCCGCACCTTCTACGGCGACGATCAAGGCTATGTGTACGAGGCCGACATAGGCCGGTCTAACAACGGCGACAACATCAACGGGATTCTCCATCTGCACGGCCTGAATCAAGGGGCTCCCGGGATCGAGAAAACATATCGGTTCTTTGTGACAGAGACGCAGGGCGAGGGTTCATTCTCCCTGTACTCGCGTGCCGAATTCAATGACGGCAACCCGACGAAGGACGCAACCACAAGACTACCGACGCGGGCGACTGGTGGAAATGCATTGTGGGACGTTGCGCACTGGGACAAGTCGTTTTGGGACACGCGGCGGCAAGACAGCAAGCGAATGGATCACACGGGCTACGGCTACAACATCAGTCCGATGTTCAGCTTCGACTCTGGCGAGGAGCTGCCGCACACGATCAAGACCGTCACGGTTTTCTACACCGCGAGAAAGGTCAGGACTTCATAAATGACGTTCTACACAAACACGCTCAACGCTACGCCAGACACGCTGATTCGCAGCGCGGACGCCAACTCGCAATTCGGGCTTGTCGAGGCCGGATTCAATTCGGTAGAGACAAAGACGAACGCAGCGATCAAGGCCCCTGATGGGGAGTCGCTTGTCGCCCTGCCTTCCGCAGCGGTGCGAGCGAACAAGTCTCTTGTCTTTGACGCGACCGGTGCGCCCGGAGCGGCTACGGCCGCGACCTCGGACGAAATGCTTGCGGCGGTGGCGGCGGCGGAAGCTGCTGCGTTGGACGCGGCGGCGGCGGCGGCATCTGCAGCATCTGTTGCGGGCTCTGCCAACTCGATTTCTTATCTCCTAGTTATGAACGGAATCATCTGATGAGCACGACAGCAGCATTTGCATCCATCGTCGCGCCCGATCTTGCGCAACTCACAGCCGCCAACACGAACCGCGACGGCACCGGAACGGTCGTCACGGTATCGACCGGGGCGACTGACGGCGACCGGATCGACGACATCGAACTTTGCGCCGCCGGGACGGTGACGGATGGCGTGATCCGGCTCTACATCTCGGACGGCACGAACACCCGGCTCGTCAAGGAAGTCCTTGTGTCGGCCACGACGCCGAGCACGACGCAGGCCGTGTGGTCCGCCAAGTTGCTCAATCTCGGCTGGCTGATAAGGACGAATTGGCTGCTCAAGGCCAGCACGCACAACGCGGAGACGTTCAACATCTACGTTTCCCGGAAAGGCTCGTTCTAATGAACAACGGAATCCCGCCCGCCTTCGGTGGCCCGCCGACCGGGATCGCGCTGCGGACAACGACGCTCACAGGTGGAGCAGGTACGTTCTCCCCGCTCACCAACAACTCGTGGTGCCGGGTTACGGTCGTCGGGGCGGGCGGTGGCGGTGGCAGGCCGCCGAAGGCCGGCTCCAACGGCGCCAGCGGGGCGGGTGCGGGCGCAACCAATGTTCGTTGGGTTCGCCTTCTCGGGCCCTGCGCTTACATCATCGGCGCGGGCGGTGCTGGCGCGACAGCCGACAACACATCGGGAGCGGACGGCGGGTTCACTCGATTCTGGACGATAGCGTCTGGTGGCGGGCCGGGCGGGAGAGAAATATACCCAAATACAGGCGGCGGCGAGGCGAGCCAGGATCGGAGCAATAGCGGTAGCTCTGGCGGGACGTTTGGCGGCGCCGGCGGCTATGGTGGGGTTTCCACAAACTCCCCCGGAAGCGCTGGGCGCGCCAGCGGGTTCGCGGGCTCCGCGAGCAATCAGCCACTCAACGGCACAGCCCAAGGTGGCGCATCGAGCGGCGGCGCAAAGGGCGGCGGTGGCGGCGGGGGAGATAGCGACTACGGCCGGGGTGGTTCAGGTGGTGCGGGCGGCACAACGACCGGAGCGAACGGATCGCCAGCGACCGGCTACGGCGGCGGGGGCGGCGGGGGCGGCGGGGGTTCTACGACGACCGGCAACGGCGGCGCCGGCTCTGGCGGGCTCGTGATTGTGGAGGAATTCGGATCATGAAGCGATGGGCACTGGTAGTAAACGGCACGGTAGTTACCGTCATCGAACAACAGAACAGCCCGAACGCGGGGGCCAGTGGATCTTGGGTCGATTGCACCGGGCAGACTGTCGGCCCCGGCTCCAAATGGAACGGCTCGCAGTTCAGCCCGGCCGACGCTCCCGTCTACACGAACATCAAGACTTCCGCATTTTGGGCGCGGTTCACGAACGACGAACTGATTGCCTACGATGTTGCAAAGCAACATAACCCCGCCGGCTCTGGCGGCGAGAAGAACGCCGCTGCCGCCTTGCGCGTCTTCATGAACCAGGCTGGCTCTAGCGGCTGGCTTGCCTTGGCATCGACGGTCACATTCGTTGCCGGACTCGAATCAAGCGGCATCGTCGGAGTCGGCCGCGCAACCGTCATCACCGGCACGGCGGTCACGCAAGCCGAAGCATACGAAGGGGGCGCGTAATGGCGACGACTCCGACTCAGCCGACGATCGACGACTGGTACAACGACTACATGAAGGCGAGCGGGTCGTCCCCTTCGTATGGCGTCATCGCATCGGCCGCCCCGACGAACAACGTCCAGCAACTTGACCCGAAGGACTATCAGGTCGAGACGACCAACGCCGGGGTTACGAACTGGAATGTTGACAAGAACCAGACCGTCCAGGGGCTGATTGGCGGGATCATCAGCCAGGACTCCCCACTGATGCAGCAGGCGGCGACGAGCGCCAAGCAGGCCGCAGCCGGGCGTGGCCTGGGCAACAGCAGCATCGCGATCGGAGCCGGTCAGGATGCGGTGTACCACGCGGCGATGCCGATTGCGACGACCGACGCGCAGACCTACGCGAGCGCGGCCAAGTTCAACGCCGACGCGGCGAACGCAGCGTCCATGTTCAACGCTGCGGCGAAGAACAACGCATCGTCACAGAACGCCTTGAATGCGCTCAATGCGGCGATGGCGAACCAGAGCATATCCGCCAAGCAGTACGAGCAGGCGTATGACGCATGGGTGAAGGGCAACCTTCAGCGGGCCAGCGCTGGCGATCAGTACGTGATGCAGCAGTCCGACCAAAAGAGCCGGATGGACTTGCAAAACGCACAGTTCGCGTCGAGCATGAGCCTGCAACAAGCCGACGCCGCGAGCAAGCAACTGCTTCAGCAACTCGACGCCGACACCAGAACCAAGATGGCCGAGACAGAAGCCAAGTGGCGCCAGAGCATGCAGACGAGCGCATCAATGGCGCAGACCTATCAGGGCTTCATCGACAACGTAACGCAGATCATGGCGAGCCCCGACCTCGACGGGCCGGCGAAACAGGCTGCGATCGACAATCTGCGCGTCCTGTTCGACAACAACATGAAGTCGCAGGAAGCCATCTCGGGGCTTGAGTTGGGATCGCTCGTCGGAGACATGGGCGGATCAACGGGCGGGACAACGAAGCCGGGCGCGCAACCCGTCC